AGAAGGGAGTGGACTAAAAATTTATTACAGATAGTTCCTTATATTTCTAAACATGGTAAGATTATCCTTGCAAATCAAATGAACCACGTCTTGATGGATCAAGATGCACAGTTTGATGGCGATGCGATGGAATTAGAACAAAAAGGATTAGCTTACACTTGTATTATAAACAATAAACCTATTGCTTCTGCGGGTATGAAGATTATATGGAATGGTGTAGCAGAGGGTTGGGTCTTAGCAACAAGTAAAGTTTGGAATCATCCGATAGTTATAGCAAGAGCTATAAAGAAAAATTTTGCAAGACTAGCTAGAGAAAATAATATAAAAAGAGTACAAACAGCTGTAAGAGCTGACTTTAAAATAGGTTTGAAGTTTGCTTCATGGCTTGGTTTACAAAACGAAGGGTTGATGAAACATTATGGTTTTGATGGTTCAGATCACTTCAGATATGCGAGGATTTTTTAATGAGTTGGTTAGCACCAGTAGTAGTAGGAGCATCAGCGGTAGCAGGTATACAACAAGCAGGTGCTATTGGTAAATATCAAAAATCTGCTTTTGATAGAAAAGCTAAAATAGAAGAACAAAAAGCTGAAGCTATAGAAAATCAATTAACATTAGACCTTTCAACATTCGATAAAAAATTTAGAGAGTTAGAAGGAACTACGATTGTTAATACTAATAAATCAGGAGTGGTGCAAGGATCAGGTTCTTCTCAAATTATAACTTTATCAAACCTTTTTGAAAAAGAAATTGAAAGAAGTAAAATGGAATACAATGCTGAAATAGGTAAAGCTAGAGCTTTTGAAAGTGCAGCTTTTTCTAGGATTGAAGGAAGTATTGCAAAACAAAGATCAAGAATGGAACAAATTAAAATAGCAAGTGATGCTGGAACAAGTTTGTTAGCAATGAGAGGATAGTATGGCTATAAAAATACCTACATATATATCTGAAAGAAGAATTACAACAGAAACTGGTAGTGTTGGTAATGTTCCTAATATATCTCCAACTGAAAATATTTTTAGAGCAACTAAACCTGTTACAGACTTTTTAACAAAAGAATACATAAAAGAAAAAAAATTAGAAGCTGATAATAAAGCATATAAAATATTATCTGATATGTACATTGATCAAAAAGATGACAATGGAAACACTATACAAAAAGGTTTGTTTACTATTCAAAGTGAAACTAAAAAAAACGGAAATCCAACAGATGCTGCTTCCATACATGATCAAGAAGTAAATAGTTTATATAATTATTTTAAAAATAATAAGTTTCAAGGTTTAGATAATTTTACAAAAAAAGCCATAGAAAAAAAATATTATTCAACTGCTGGAATTTTAAAAACAAAAGCTCTTCAAGGATCAAGAGAAGAACAAATTAAATTATCAAAAGATGTAGATGAAGATTTCATTTCAAAAGAAGCTATAGTTTTAAAAGAAATGGGTCCAGTATATCTTCCAATTTATAACGATAAAGTAATACAAAAAATAAACGCTAATAGTAATTACGATGAAGGTCAAAAAAAAATATTAATTGAAGCCTATCAAAAATTTGGTGTTACTAATCTTGCAGAAGGTATGTCTAAAAATCAACCTTTTCAATTTAAAAAAGCACTTGAAAAAGGTGATTTTGATATACTAGGCATAGAAGAAAAAACTAAACTTTTAGCGGTAGCAGAAGCAAATATATTAGAAAGTAAATATCAAGTTCTTACAGGTTCTTTAAACTTACCACCTGATGCTGATCCATCTCTCTTAACAATAGCTTATGATGAAATAACAAGAGGGACATTTGGTGGTAATCAAGAATTAGTTAATCTTTACAACTCTTTGTCAATTACTGAAAAAAACAAATTTAAAGAGTATGCAAATAAAAAAGCAAGATCAATGAGAAGTGATATGCAGTTTCAAATTCTTTCGAACCAACAAATTTTAAAAAATCAAGTAGCTAATGAATCTAAAGAAGCTATTTTAGAAATGGATAAAAATAAAGGTTTATACGGACCAAAAATTGAAAAATTGTTTGGTAATACACCTCAAATTATAGAACAATTTTCAACATTAAATTCAAAAGTTATATCAACAGAAGGTAAAACTTTATCAAGTTTTGATACCAACAGCGATATTATAAATTTAATTATAACGGATCAAATCAATCAAGTTACTGACAAATTTAGCTTACCTGGTGAGACTGAGCCAAGATCAATCATAGAAAGATATGAGTCAGGAGTTAATATGCAAGATTTAGTATTTTTAAGCACGATGATTGATGATCAAAATAAAAATCCTAATACGTATTCAGATATGAAAACCTTTTTTGACTTTATTGATTTTTATAAAATGCCAGTTCAAGGTAGTCCTGTATTAAAAGATATTGATCCAGGTTTAGATGATAGACTTAATAATTTTAAATATACAATGTATCAAAGATATGTTGATGGTATTAAAAAAGGTATACCTGCTAAAACTTTAACAGACGCAACTAAAAAAGAATTTATAGGTAAAGATGTTTTAAACTTTATGCCTAATGCTAATCTTTTATTTAAAGAAATTGTAGATCAAATTAAAAAGAATAAAGGTTTTGTTCTTGAAAGAGATGCAAAAAGATTACCAGGTGAATCACCACAAGACTACTTAAAAAGAATAGGAAAATTATAATGGCTAGTCTTGGTGAACAAAACGATGCGTTAATTAAAGGTGGTTTTTCAAATACAGAAATACAAAATTGGAAACAAGAAAAAATATTTGAATTAGAACAGGGTGGTTTTGAAACAGAAGAAATCCTTAAAGAGTTTGGTTATCAACCTATTGACAAAGGACCAATAAAAAAAATATGGGATAACATTATTACTTTAGGTAGAGAAGAAAAAAAATCAACATACGAAAAATTATTAGAAGTAGAAAAGAATGAACCTAATAACATTTCTTTGAAAGAAAAATTAGTAGGTGAAACCTTTGAGTTTGAAAAATATTGGGACAGAGGTTTTAACATGGGTATTATTGATCTTGCTCAAAACTATCATCAACTTCCCGGTAATGATGGCACAGGTTTACCTGAAGGTTATATTGCAGAACCTTTTGAAGATACAGGTATTATAGAAAGAAACATACAAAATCTTGCAGTTATTACAAAAGATTTACCTGTGTATTTAACAGGTGCTTTACTAACAAACCTTTTAACTTTTGGTCGAGCAGGTCGAATAGGAACTGCGGCAGGTACTGGTTTTTTTGCAGGATCAATTAGAGAGACTTATTTGAATATGTTGCAGAAAGGTCAAGTCAATAGTTGGTCAGAGTTTTGGGATATTTATACAAAAGAGGGAGTTAAAGCTGGTGGAAAAGAAGCAATACAACTAGGTGCTGCTGTAGGTTTAGGTGGTTATGGAAAGAATTTTTTATCTAAACTCTTATTAAGAGTTGCTGGATTTGAAGGATCAGGTGCAATCATAGAACAAGAACTACCTAGTAAAGATCAATTAATTGATTCTACAATTTTATTTGGTGCATTTGGATTAGCTGAATCAGGAGGTGCAAAAGTTATAAATACAATAAAAAAAACAAATAACAATGCTATTGATATTGCAACAGATTACATTGCTGACAAAACAGTAGTCGAAGATTTATCAAGTAAGAATATTGCTATACCTAGAACTTATGAAAAACCTAAAAAACAAATAATTATCAAAGAAGATAATTTTAAAAAAGACATAAAATTAGAAACAGAAGCAGAAAATAAAATTTTAAATAAAATTAGATTTGTAAAAGAAGAAATTGCTGAACCTGGTAAAAAAAATAAATTAGTTCAAGGATTTATAGATAGACTACATCCAATTTATAGAATGGTTAGAGAAGTTGATAAAACTAAAAATAGAACTGGTAAATTAAGCATTTATGAAAGATTTAGAACTTTAGTTGGAATGGAACATAGAGCAGGACACTTTATAGAAGTAGGAACTTTAAATAAAAACTTAAAACAAAATGGTAAATCTTTTAAAGAGGTATTAAAACCTATCGGTAAAGATAAAAAATCATATATAGAATTTGGCACTTATAAGGTTGCAAAAAGAATAGTAGAATTACAAGAAAGAGGCATTAATCATGGCTTTGATATTAAAGCAGCTCGTGAAGTTGTAAATAATAAAAAATTAATTGAGAAATATGAACAAGTATCTAAAGAGTTTGATGGTTATAATTTGAGAGTTTTGACTTATGTTAAAGATAAAGGTTTGATTACTCAAGAAGCATTTGATGCAATAGTTGAAGCAAATAAAAACTATGTTACTTTTTCAAGAATAAAAGATTCTAAACCAGGAGAAATTGGTTATACAAAAAATGTGGTAAATCCTTTAAAAAAAATTAAAGGATCACAACTTGATATTATTGATCCTATTGAAACTATATACAATAACACTTTTCATCTTATAAAGTTAGCAGAACGAAATGCTGCTCTAATTGAGTTTTTTGACTTTGTTGCAAAGAATCAAAAATCATTTCCTGATATTAAAAAAAGTGCAAGACC